TCTCTCATGTGACCTTTAAGACCCTCTAAGAATCCTAATTTGTCCCATTTGTTGATTGTGTCTTCTTTGATAACTTTAAGGTGCTTAAGACCGATGTTACCTACAAGACCTGATTCTAATAATGCTCCCATTTTAAAATATTTGTTTTGTTTTAATTTATTTTTTTTACCCAATCTTACTCATCAAATCCTTCATTCTCATGAATTGAGGATTTTCGTAAGTTTTTGATTCGATTAGGGTAGTTGATGAACCTGTTGAAACATTTTTATTTAATTTTGTTTCAACTGATTCGTTAATTGGTGTTGATTCAGTTTTAGATAATTCATCTTTAATTGACTTGTAAAGATTTTTTGATTCTTTCAAAGTTTCTACATTGTCAAATCTTCTAAGAATATTTATTTTTTCTTTTTTAGTAGTCGAATGTTCAGTGAATAATCTTGTAGCATATGCCAAGTTTGAATTGAAAATAGCAACTTCATTAAGTTTTTCTCTGAAAACATTTAATGCTTTTCTATATTCTTCATTTTTCTCTCTCAACATATTTACTTCTTCGGTAGATTCAACTTTTACTCCGCTATTACTGTAAACATAATTTCTGTTGTTAGTAATACCTTTTCTAAGTCCTCTTCCTTCTTTTGAACCCATTCCATAAGTTCTAGCAGCTTCTTTAGTTTCTTCCTTTTCGAAAGCTTTTCTTTTCAAAGTGTCACCTTTTTTAGTTGTATAATCTTTGTCACCCTTATGAGTTTTAGATTTATCACCCTTATTCATTCCGTAATCACCTTCTTTTGTTTCTGCTTTAACAACCTTGGATTTTCCTTCCATATTTGCTCCTTTCTTGTATTCGAATTTTGCTTTACCAGTACCTACTGATTTAGGACCTTCTTTCTTGTCCTCTTTAAATCCACCCGCAGCTTTATCTTTGTAAGTGAATTTAGGTCCTGAGCCAATTCCAACACCTTTAGGTTTTACTGTTGACTTACCTTCTCTAACAGCTCTTCTATGGTTGTAAGATTCGTCCAAATCTTCTTCTTCCATCATGTCTTCATCTTCTTCTTCCATCATGTCTTCATCATCTGATTCCATCATGTCTTCGTCTTCTGATTCCATCATGTCTTCGTCTTCTGATTCCATCATGTCGTCTTCATCTTCTTCTTCCATCATGTCCTCATCATCTGATTCCATCATGTCGTCTTCCGAATCAAACTCGATTTCATACATAACGTCTTCTTCTTGGTCAACGTCGATATCTTCAACGTCTCCGTCTTTTGAAAAGATTGCGTTGATTACATCTTCTGTATCAACGTCCATTTCATCGATTTCATCTATCATAGTTTCATCCATTTCTTCCTCAGACTCACCAAGCTTTACTAGATATTCTGTATCAGAGTCATTATCTGTTAAGTGAATGTCTTCACCATCTTTTTTAACGATGATTCCGTCTTCTTCACCCATAGCCTTAAACACCTTAAGAATTTCTTCGTCAGAAGCGTCAGTCAAATCTATTGGACTTTCTTCAGAATCCATGTCCATGTCCATATCAAAATCCATGTCCATATTCATTTCATCTTCATTATCAGCATCCATGTCAACGTCAACATCTTCTGTGTCGTCGTCTTCCATATCAACATCTAATTCAACCTCATCTTCCATATCTTGTTCTGATAGAGATTCTTTTACTAATTGATTGATTTCTTCCTTCATAGTTGAAGCAAGTATTCCTTTTGCATTTTCGGCGATAGCCTCCTCAACATTTTTCATTTGAATGAGCGCCTCTTGTACTAAGTTTTTATTTTCTTGCATGAAAAATTATTTAATTTAACATATAAATAGTGTCAAAATGAAAAAAATTCAATTTGATTATACCACTACGTAAGCTTTATTTGAATATTGCACCTGTTGTACCGACAAAAATCCTTGTAATTCTATCCAATTATTCAAGTTATCAAAACTATCTTCCCATACATAATAATTCTCTACAGAACCTAATGTCTTCACAGCACTTACCAAGTAACAATTTGTTCCTGATACATTATGATTTATGTTAATTTTTTGTATTTGTATAATATTCTGAATTGGTTCTCCTGTTCCTTCACAGTATGCTAAACAAGATGACCAAGATGATGCACTAATAACAAGTTGTTGTGGTGCTTGAAGAGTTCCGATGGTTGCTAAAAAATTCATAGTTTTTTTATATATAAATATCACCACCAAACAAAAAAAGTGGTCCGTTAAGACCACTTTTGTTTAATAAGTATTGAACTACTATTCAATCACTTCATCGATTTTACTTTCAGATACCGAGGTAATTCTCCAATCATGTGTGAAACCTTCGTATTTCTTAGTTACTTTGGCTTCGACATCTGTGACTGAAAAACCTTTGACTAATTTTTCTTCTCTGATTTTTTTAATCTTTCCAGAATTTTCATCTGGTAAATCGTACTGAATTTTTGCTACAAAATATTTTTCGTCCATAATTTTTATTTTCCTAAAAAGTCGTTTAATTTTTTCATTAAGTCAACTGATTTTTCAACGTAGTCGTTACTTTGCTTTGATTTTCTTTCTTCATCTAAGTTTTCTTCATACTGATTTCTTTCCTCAGGATTTGAGAATAAGTAAGCTCCTGGTGTTGATGGTGAAGATACTAAGTCAAAACATATTAATTCAAAATCATCTTGAACCTCATTTCTCTCTCCTACTTTTTTTAATGAACCAACACCTCTTGATGATACACCCATTGTAACACCTTGTCTCATTAAGTTAGCCGCAATGTCTCCTTTTGTTGAAACAATTCCTCTTTCATGAAATCCTGGTGAGGTTAATAATTTTAGTTTACCCATCAAGATGTTTTTGTCCCACCAAATATCTGTGATGATGTGAGATACTCTATCCAAATCAATTAATGAGGATTCAGGGTGATTTAACTCTGATGTAGACAATCCTTTCGCAATTGATTGTTTATATCTTTCCGCCTCTCTTTTTAAAATTCTTTCAGGGTATGTTCTACCGTTTCTATTCGGGGTATCGTATTTCTGTAATACCGCATAGAATTCAAAAGGATTTCTATAGTCAAGATTTTTCGCTTCTTTGAGTACTTCAATATTTCTAATATCAGTAGGTGAAACCAATCCCGCATCCATCTCAATTAGGATACCATGTCCGAGCTCGCTGGCTTCTAAAATTCTTAAATTTTTCATCTAATCTTTTAAGATAAATATACCGTATTGAATAGTTTATTGAGGGTCTTCTTTTTTTGAGTTTGAAAATTCAAAGTATTTGTTTTGTATTACGTTATTTTTGTATATTGATTTGACTATGGTTTTTACCGAATCTTTAATTTCAATAGATTTGAAATCCATTTCAGATAAAGTATATAAATTAATTTCTAAGTTAAAAAAAGATTTTTTCCCTTTTGAAATTCCACTTGTTCTCAAGTCCAAATCAACAATAGTATTTTCTTTAAATAAATCTTGGTTAATTGACTCAAAAACTGAATGTTTTATTTCTCTACCTAAATTTGAAACGACTCTGTTCCAATTATCGTACTCTTCTTTAGGTGTCACCCATGATTGAATGTTTATGTATACTGACTTTAAATTTTTAGAATCTACCGTTCCGTAGACCGACTTGATTGGGTTGAATAGGTTAAGCTTTACACTTTTTCCTTTTTTCATTAATTTTCATATTATGTAAGTTTATTTTTCTTATACAAAAAATAGAACATATAAACCTAAATGTCAAAATTTTTTTTAGTTGTAAGATATTTGTAATATATGATAATAATAAAAATCAATAACGGGGATAATATTGAAAAAGCACTTAAAACCCTAAAATCAAAAGTAATCAAAACTAAACAAACACAAAAGTTGTTTGAGAAAAAAGAATATACAAAAAAATCTGTACTAAGAAGAAAACAGATTTTGAAGGCTAAGTATATTCAAAGAATGAAAGACCAATCAAATTGATTCCTCTAAATTCTTCAATTTCAAAAAGTTTAGTTGGTCAAACTTTTCAATTTTAATCTTATCTATAGTTTCAGAAATTCTGGATTTCATATCTTGTGCATCTTCTTTGTCTAAAATACCTTTGAGTTTTGATATTGCACTTTCACGAATTGTTTCAAACTTTGTTTCCAACACACTTGTATCTTCAGAAACTATTTGAAAAAATTCTTTTTTAGTGTTTTCATCTAAAGTTTGAATATAATTTCTAATTGTTTGGTTTGCAACCGCAACCATTGAACTGATTGGGATATTAACACTTTCTTTGATTGATTCTTTTTCAGAAGTAATAATCTGTAGAATATTTTTCTTGGCTTTTACTCTTTCTACCAAATCAACTTTTTGATTATACACTAAAGTATCAATGTCAGAATATTTGTTTTCAGTATTTTCGGAAACATTCGTTGGCATTTTGAAACTTGGTAAAATCTTATTTAAAAGATTTACACCTTCTTCAATGAAATATTTCGCATCCTGTTCCGTTAATCCTTGTGGAGAGCTTAATTGGTCATAAATGGCATATGCCTTAGACATAGATTTATTACTTAAAACATTGTGTTTGAATTCTCTCAATGTTTTCTTGAATTCTTTTTCATCCTTGTAGGATTCCAAAAGGTTTTTCTCGATAAGGGATTTTACGGCTCCGAAGGTCATTTTGTTCTTTTCAAATAAATATTATGAGTTTAGTAACTTATCCAATTCTTTTGAAATTTCTCCTAAAGAATCTTGTGCTTGACCCAAGTTAATCATTTCCGCCCCCTCAATTAGATTATTTTCGACTAAAATATTAAGGTCTTTCATTTTTGATTCTGGTGTTACTTCACCTCCCGCTGGTGGAGCCTCTGCTGGTGGAGCTAACTCAGGTTCTCCACCTGGTACTTCACCTCCCGCTGGCATTGGTGGTGGAGCCAATTCTTCTCCTCCATCAGGAGTTGTTGCCGCTCCTGCTGCTGGTGTTGCTCCTGTCATACTACCATAAAGTTTATCGATGTTATCGAATAAACCTGTCTTAGTAATAACTGTTGGAGTTGCCTTAAGTTCTTCACCCACAGCACGTTCAACTCTTTGTTGTTGTAAATCCAAACGAACTTCTTCGTCAGACCATCCGAATATATGTTTTTTAGCCCAAGTAGATGAGGTCGCTTGAATACCATTTCCAGGGTCTGCAACTAAATCTTTGTAAAGTAATACTTTTTCTTTCCAAACGTCAATCTTCAATAAATCCGCTTGAGTGGATGGATTTGTTAATCCTATAGTAAAGTTTGATAACTCGTCTTCAAATCCTAATAAGAATAAGTGAACAATGGCAATCTTGTTTAACTCAGCTAACATACTCTTTTGGATTCTGTTAATCGTACGAGCAAAACGGATATCTTGTAATGCTAAGTTTTTGCCATCACCAACAACTTCTTCAAATCCTAAGAAAGCTTTAGGTACACGAAGTGCGGTCAATAGTTTCTTTTGGATATATTCAATATCGGCAATTTCTGATAGGTTTGTTGCACCTGGTAGTGTTGTGATTGGGTCTGGTGCCGCAGGGTCACGTACAGGAATAAAATAATCTTGGTCAACCGCCATTTGGTTGAATCTCATATCTACGTTACCTGTTTTACTATCGACAATTTGTTCTCTTTTGAATTTGTTGGCAACACGTTGTACGTATGCTTCAACATCATCATCATTCATGTTTCCAACAAACACTTTAAACATTCTTCTTTCAGGTGCTCTTGATGTACGATAAATTAACATCGCATCTTCTGATAGTAATAATTGTTTCCAAATTCTTCTTGCTTTTTCCAACATAGAAGTACCATAAGGAAGTTTTCTGTCGTCACCCAATAATCTAAAGTGAGCCATCTCCCAAGATTGGAATTCCATGTTTTTATTTTTCCAAGTGAAGTGTAGGGCTTTTCTGTCTTTATCGACTTCTTGTTTTACATCTGTTGAAATTTTACCACTTGCTCCAACCTCATGTCTTTCAATTTCAATAGTAGGTAATTGTTGCACTCCAACAATTCCTTTTTCAGGGTCTAATTTCAGGTATACAAAGTTATCACCATATTTACATGTGTTTCTTGTCCACATCGGTAAATTGGTATTGATATCTAAGGCGTTATTAAATAGGTCCGCTAAGACCCCTTTAATTCTTTTTGATTCAGAATAAATCTGAAGAATGAATCCATCCTCATTCGTTGTTGTAGATTCTTCTGCGTAGATGTCTAACGCCGCGGAAATCTCAGGAGTATACTCCATTGATTCATAATCATACTGTGCCGATAACCTTGTTGGTTCATAATAGATTGCTTGAGAATACATATTATTCTCAACCTTGGCCCATTGATTAGTTAAGTAATAAGTTTGCTGTGCTTGGAGTTTTTCTTTTTCGTATTCTTCTCTGCTTTTTGTGCGTAAAAGTTCCTTTTTATCAAACTTAAATGTTGGATAATCTTGATTTAAAAGTGAATTCGGTCCAAATGTTTGTGACAGTCGTTGCCAAACCGTCATGTTTTGTTCTGCCATATTATAAGTTTACTTATTACCTTGATAATATAAATAGTTATTTGGCACCAAATAACCACCCATATTTTTGGTAATCGGCTTTAGACGCCCCGTTGTTCATTAAGTTGGGGTCTCTTCCCATTTGAGGAACCATTGGATTGAAAAAGTCCGAAGTATTCTTATTTTCACTCATAACTGTTGACCATGAATTCAACATTGCCTTTGTGTGATTAACAACCTTTGTTAACGATTGGAAAGATTTCTCAGCAACGTAAATTGCCATAGACATTCCCATGATACAATCATCGTGTTGTCCTTTTTGATGGTCAGGTCTTCCGTTAACGTAAATAAACGTATTCATCTCATTATAGGTTCTGTGTGAGTATATTTTGAACCCGTGTCTGACAGCTTCTTCAAACGAGGCAATAATTTGAACTCTTTTTGAGTTAAAATTTATACCAGGAATTTTCTCATTCATTTTTGGGTCGTACTTCCATTTGTTTGTGGTATCAACACCGTCAACATAGAAACCACCTTGATATTGTAGTTCTTGCATTTTTCTTGCAGTAGAAACTCCCATACCACCTGTAATGTCTATAACACAATACGCATTATACATAGAACCCCATTTATAAGCAATTTCCGCCAAAACGTCTGGTGGTATTTTTCCAACGTATTCAAAAACTTGTTCCCTCTCATCAAAATCAATAATTTGTATGGATGAAAAATCTTCTGAATCTCCTCTCGAAACGTCAACACCCATTACATATTTGTGTCCGTTTACAGGTTCTTTGAAAATCCATAGAGCGTTACCCATCAATTTTGCTTGAGGGGTTCTTAGTTGATTTTTGGCAATATTCTGCATTAACTCAGAATCAAATACGTTATCCCCTGAACCCAAAAAGTTACATTCCAATTCCTGAGCAACCTTACGTCTATCGTATTTTAATTTTTTAACCATCCCCTCAAACCACGAAGAACATGGTTTGTATCCCTGTTCCACATAATCCTTAACTATTGAATGGTCTCTTTCATATGGATTATCCATAGACAAGTCAATCAGTACGTCTACAGGGTAATCCTCTCTATTTAAAAGGTAATGAACTAAGTCATTTGTTTTTACCATGTATAGGTCTTTTGTATAACGAGGGTCTCGATACCAAAACATCTCAGATATTTTGAAATCATTCATACCTCTTAAAGCTTGGTCGTAAATTTCATAATAGATTGGGTCGTATCCGTTTGGGGTTGATACAACAATAACCTTACCACCCGTAGAAAGTGAGGCCATACACGCTGACCAGAAATCTCCGTCAGCCTCAATGAACGCCGCCTCATCAAAAATAAGAATGGTTGGGGTATAACCTCTCAAGGCATCTTTAGAGGTTGCAACCGCTTTTACTTCACATCCGTTATTAAGTTTGAAATGTCTTTGTGAGTTTTTTTCTGCGGAGAACCCAATTCCAACCCAGTCAGGCCACTGCTCGGTAAAACTTCTAACCTTGTTTGCCATCTCCATAGATGTATCTAACTTGTTGGCAATGATTAGAATTTTCTCAGGTTTTTCTTTTCTTGCAAATGCAAGTTTTTTTGAGGCCCAAGCGGCAGTTACAGTTGAAACACCCGCTTGACGATATTTCAAGGCAATGTTTTCATTAAACTTTTCGTAATCATCTAATAAGGAAACTTGGTCAGGAAATAAATCCAACGGAACATACTTGGAAACAGTGTTGTCGTATGTTTGTAAATAAGTACGAAGTGCGTAAGGAGTACTCCTCATACACTTCGTATATTCTATAATTAATTGTTCTTTAGTCACACATTTTCTATTATTTCGGTCTCGATATACCTAAACCTCCTAAGAAATCATCGAGTCCTTCATCATCATCATCATCATCATCTTCAGAATCATCACCTAAACTACCTAAGAAATCATCCATTTCTTCTTTATCGTTATTTGACTTATAATCGTCATACTCTTGTTTAAGTGTCTTAGCTTCTCTCATAATCTCTTCGAATCTTGCGGTCGCTTTTCCAACTTTTGATTCGTCTTCAGAGATAGCAAGTCCGATTATTTCTAAAAACTCTTTAGCAGGTATTTGGTATAGTACTGTATGAAACCAGTTTATTAGTCCTTTGTTTCCCTCTGAATACATTTCATCAGGTAATGCAAATCTAATTTTTTCAACTATTTCAGGTCCAATTCTAAGTTGCATTGGTTCGTTAGATAATAAATCCACTTGTCCTTGAACCTTTTGTCTGAGTCCAGCATCTTGTGGAAGTCCGTATCTACCTTTAGATTCTTCCAAACCTTTAATAATTTCATGACAAAGAATTGGGAAAATCATTCCGTCTGCAACAATTTTGGTATCGGGTTTCTCTTCACCCTCTTCTTCTCCTCCTTCGTCACCTTCATCGTTATTTTCTAATTTAACCTTACCTGCAACACCTTGTCCTGTTTGACTCATCATTTCAATCATCTGTTCCATACTGAAGTATAAAAAATCATTGATTGCCATGATTCCTAAATAATCCCTATATAATGAAGGATTAATCGCATCTAATCTGGCTTTGATTTCAGGTTTTTGGAAAATATAATGTCCTTTCTTTGCCGCTCCCTGTATAATCGCATTTATTATATTTCTTTTATGTTTTTCTAATTCTAAAACTTCTTCATCGGTCAAATCCTCAACGTCAAAAGATGGAATTTCCGGCATTTCATCTTTTTCTTCTTCGTCTTCATCTTCAGGTTTTTCTTCTTGATATCTGAAGTCTGAAGTATCAATACCTTGTCTATTTAATCTAGCTTCGATTTCAAACCAATCCTCAGGGATTTCTGTTTCTTCGAGAGACGCCTCTTTCGCTAACTCTTCTAACTCCTCTCTATGCGCGGCTTCGATTCTCATTATTGATGGTAGTTTATTCATCATTTCCTGATATATCATACCTTGAACTTGTTTAGAACTGATGTCTTGAATTCCTGTCACGTCTTTCAACTTGTCGGCAACTTTACCAAATCTCGAACTTACCAATCTTTGTACATCTTGAGCACCTTTTTTCATCGCAGGATTTTGAGAATACAAACCCTCAGGACTTGCTAATTTTCTCTCCAAATTTGGGTCCATTCTTTCAGGTCTGTTCCCGTAATCTATTTGTTCTTTAATCTTTGCCATTCTATTTTTTCAATAAGTTTAAAATTACATCAATCACTTTATCTTTAGCATCTTCAGCTGAAACTTTCTTAGCCTTAGGAGCTGGTTGTTCACCAGGGTTTGGATTCTTACCAGGGTGTGCGGGTCTTTGGGGTTTAGTACCAGGTTTTGTTGTTGGTTTTGTCACAGGTTTTGTAGGTGCGGTTGCTGGTCCTTGTTCTCCCATGTCTCTTTTAGCCTTGGGGGCTGGTTGTTCACCAGGGTTTGGATTCTTACCTGGATGTGCAGGCCTTTGTGGTTTAGTACTAGGTTTTGTTGTTGGTTTTGTTTTTGGTTTCGATGGTGCAATTGATGGACCGCTTTCTACCAAATGTTTTATTAAATCACCTTTAGTAATTCTTGGAGGTAAGTTTTTTTCCACTATTTTTATAATTTGAGATTCGAGATACAAAGATACAGGATTTTTCCCTTCTCCCAACTGTTTCTTAACTTCTTTTACACATCTTTCCCATTTTCTTGATTTCTTCGGACCTACTTGAGAATGACAAATAGCCCATGGATTTGGTTTGTTTTTTTCTTTTCCTTCAAACATACCCATTCCATCTGTCTCGTCACCGAATCCGTCATCTGATGATGGCCCAACTTGTTTTGGGTCTTGTGTTTCAACTTCTTTATTTGGGTCGCTAGTCACTTCAACATCTTCTTCAAGTTCGATTTCTTCCGCTGTAACCGTAACTTCTTTAGTGTTGGGGTCTTGAGCAATCATCACATTACCAACTTTACCTCCTTTGGGTCCAACCTTATACATTTTTTTAGCGGGTACCTCAGTAACTTGTTCTGAGATGAATAATTTACTATGAAGAATTTGTACTTGTGATTCTGTCAATTTACTAACAGTATTCGATGACAATCCCTTCTCAATCAGTTCTAGGGCTTTTTTATTAATTTTCATAAACTACTTTCTTTTCGAATTCTAATATCAAATCTCTTTCGTAGAGTTTGTCTTTTATTTCTTGTTCTGACACTCCGAATCTGAAAACCATTCTTTTTTGATTTTCGCTTTCGTCTGTTTCCCAGGCTAATGCAACAACATCATCCATCGCATCTATCATACAAAAAAAATCGGAGTTCTGAATCAATTCCAATTTAACATCAGTATTCCTCAGAACTCCTACTTTTTTAATATATTGTATTTCAGGAGGACTAGGATAACCGTTTGACGGTTTACTTTCCCAAGAATCTCCCCAAACATCAAGATTATCAGAGAAAATGAACTCGTAAAGATTGTCCCCTTTATAATTGGGTCCTAAACCGTTTACGTATATCAATTTACTCATACTAATAATCCTTCAGGTGAAATTTTTACTTCTTTTCCTTTATTTTCAAACACTAAGTTTTTCTTATTTGTTTTTCCAATAATTTTAGCTGAGATATTTTCTTCTAAAAACTTCTGAGCCGCCAATTCTTGTTCAACACTTTCAGTCAACTTAATAATTGATTTCATTTGCTTTCTAACTTCTGAAACGATTTGAAGTTTCTTTTTAGCCCTCTTTTCTTTGCTTTCTAAAATTTCTTTCTTACTAACTTCGAAATATTTTGAAATAACCTTATCAACCGGTGATTCCGCAAAAATACTATCTATAATCGCACCATTTCCATAACCTCCCTCTTCCATCTCACTTTCTACAGGGATGTCCATATCAGCTTGGATATCTTCAACTTCACTATCATCTGTTAAATCTTCTCCACCCATGTCGTCACCTCCAAGGTCTTCAGAATCTTCTTCAAATTTAGCCAAAATGTCTTCCTTATCTTCTTCAGATAATGACTTAAGGTCTAAAGATGATAATACCATATTGATAACGTACTTAACATCTTCAGAAGTCATACCTTCTTGATTATCTAATGTTCTAATTTTTTGAGTTAATTTACCTGTAAGTTTTTGGATTGTTCTGAATGTTACAGTTTCTTCTCCACCCATTTCAGGTGCTTCCATATCTACATCCATTTCAGCATCAACTTCAACATCTCCTTCAGGACCCATTTCTTCTGCACCCATATCTAATCCCATTGATTCATCTCCCATTGGCATTTCTGCATTAGGTGATGGTGGTAATTCTGGTGATGGTACAGCTGGTGGTGCGGCAGGAACTTCAGCAATTGGTGCTGGAGCCGCTTCCTCTTTTGGTTTTGGAGTTTTCAAAACAAACTTTTTTTGTTCTCCGTATAAGGAAGTACCTTCCTCGTTTTCGTTAAGTCTGTTCAGTTCACCCGCAACTAAATTTAATCTTTTGAATGCTTGAGAATAAGAAGAATAATATTTTCTATTCTTCATTGGCTCAATATATTCTGTCTCAGATTCTGAAATTGTTTTCTTGATAATATAACCTTGTCTTTCTTTAACAATTTCATATTTGTTACCGTCCGCCAAAGGAATGGAATATTCTGATTTTGCCGTTTCATTTACTTTAGATGGAATAACTTCGTTGAAACGAGCAATTTCCATAATTCTTTTTAATTTGTCTTGTCCAGTTAATTTTTCACTGCCAAGTGGTTTTAAATCTCCCATATTACTATCTATTTATTTTTAGTTGTTTAGCCCTTGGAACCCTCCCAATGCGATTGCACTCAAGTCATTTACAGTATCAGTACCTGAAACTGCAACAGGATGTGGAGCCACAGCACTTGCTGGAGCGGTACCACCACTGAAATTACCTAAGATTCCAATTGTATATGCATATTGCACATTTACATTAACGTCTGCCATTTATTTTTTCTTTATAAATATACGATTATTGGCATTTATTAAGGAATTGTGCTCCTCATCCAATTTTCTCTCAACTGAAAGTTCTTTGTCAAAAGCTTTGTTTGAAGTATCAAACAATTTTTCGATATGTCCTGACCTTCTTAGAAATTTAAAAACTAAATTTTCATATGAAAGTTCACCTTCTTTTTCCAATCCAGACTTTCTATAATCTTTTAATTTTTCCTTAACTGAGTCAATAAGTTCTAAATTATCTTCGGAGCTCAAAACTTTATCAATTTTTTCTGTCCAATTTTCAATCTTCTTTTCTAAAACTGCTTTGTCGACCTCGTTCTTGAATTTTTTTGGGTTTGTAACCCACTCATCATTCATAACGGAATATACTCCTGTGGCAAAATGAGGTTCTTCGTTATCTTGAGCATACAATTCAACATCATAACCGAAAATCTTAATATCGTGTTTATCGTTGAATACTTGTTTTTTTAAATTATATAATTCTTTGTACAAAGGGGCTTCGTCCTCATATTGTTGTAAATCAACAATTACATGTAAATCAAAATCTGAAAACTCAGACCAGTTGAAATTTGCCAAAGACCCTGTCAAAACAATATCCTCAACAAACACGTCTTCCCCTAAATAATCAATAAATTCTTCAGCAATGCGCATCAATGCCTTCCTAACTTTTGGTACCATAGATGACTTGTCTGGGTCATCGGGATTTTCCCAAACTTTAGGGTTTAAAGTTTTTTTTATCGAAAAACTATTCAGAATTCGTTGAAAATTATCCATTTGTATAAATACTATAACTTTTTGTACTTGAATGTTTTTGAAATATCTGTTGTAAAAAACTTACCTTGTGATTCAGACATCCTGAATTTTGTGTAAACCTGATGAGGTACGTTTTCATATTCATATTTAAATCCGTTATTGAATTCAACAACCATTTTTTTTGTCTCGGTGTCGTATTCGCTTTTTTTAATGTTTGAAGATTTAATCTCATTAATAATCTTCGTCCCTTGAATTGTCTCTTTCAGTATTCCCATCTTTAAGTGGTGTTAATTCATCTATTTTATGTAATAACGGTATGATGTAATCATTTAAATCATCCATTTGTATTTCAAAACCATAATCTTTAATTTGTCTGAATAAAGCATTTTTTTTGTTGGTGAACCTTTCACGTAAACTCATCATCTTAAATGTAGGCTGCATAAACCTGTTCAACTCTTCTTGACTAAACCCCATCTCTTGCAAATGTTGTCTTAGTTCAAGGTAAGTGTCTAATAATTCTCTTAGAGAGGTACTGCTTTCTAAAAATTTTTCAAACGGTTTCATACTTATAAATATGAACCACACAGATACTTTTCAACTTCATGGTAAAATTGATGTCGAGCCACTCCTAAAAATAATCGAGGATAACAATTTGGATTGGGATGAATTTACAGACAGACAAAAAAGATTCAACACTGAACACTTACACACAAAAACAATTCCGATTATTTTCGACAAATCCTTTAATTTCAATCATTTGAAAATTATACCTACAGAACACTACCCTCTGTTCAAAGACGAACTTTCGAAAATAGAAGAAGAAATTAAGTTGAATTCAGGTGAAAATGGGAGAATAATGAGAGCCTTGTTGGTTAAATTGACTGCGGGTAAATCAATCAGGCCACATGTCGATATTGTTGGATTCAGTTTAGTTGTGTGTAGAAGAATACACATACCAATTCAGACAAACGAGAATTGTTTTTTTACGGTAGGAAAAGACAAAAGAAATTTAAAAGTGGGCGAAATTTGGGAAATAAATAATGATAAGAAAGAACACTCTGTAGAAAATTCAGGAGAAACAGACAGAATTCATTTGATAGTCGATTGGGTTGAAGAATCTTTATTCCAAAAATATGATAGATAAGAATAAAAAAACTATTGTTCTGATGCCGCCAAAAACCGCATCTAATTCAATAAGAGTGTTATTAGAACAATTTGGTTATGTTTTTTATAAAGATTCAAAAATAAACTATCCTCAAATTCACCTCAAGTTAAGTGAAATAATTGAACTATATAATATCAACAATTTAGATGACTACAAAATAATTCAAGTTGTTAGAAACCCGTATAGTAGATTCATATCTTCATATTTTTTTCAGAAAAAAATTATTCCTAATTGGGTCGATGTAAAATTCAAAAATTTTGATTTGAATAAGTTTTCAAACCATTTATTAGAATCTAAAGATACTGATAACTTTGTTTTAAATTTCTACGGAAACAATTCTTTCGTTAATGACTGTATTCAGTCTGGTAAAAGTTGGGGAGGCACAAGATTTTACGACAAACAAGTAGATTGGAATGATGTAGGTGTTGACGTAAAATATTTCAAACTGGAAGAGTTATCTGAAGAAACAACACAATTACAATCGTATCTGAATTTACCGAACGAAAAACTTCCAAAAGTCAACTCACAAGAGCTTGTGTTCGATTATTTCGAATTGTTAACTCCCGACGTAAGAGATATAGTCGTTAAACTATTCAAAGAAGATTTTGAAAAATTTGAGTATAATAAATAATCCCCCACCGTTTAGTGAGGGATTTTAGCTTACTTCAATTTTTTCAATAGGTCTCTAATCTCAATAGATTTTTCGAAGTTTTGTTCCTTGATTGATTTTTTCAATTCTAATTCAAGTTCTTCAATTTCCTTTTTATTTGCCTCGATTTTTTTCAGTTGGTCTCTGAGTTTTACCGCCATTTCGAAATCTTCATTTTCGATTGCCTCATCAAGTTGTCTCTGTAGAGTTTTAGTTGTTACTTTTTCGTCCTTATTATTACCATAATAATAACTGGTTATTCTATAAGTCCCATCATCTGAAAGTTTAGTTTGAGTTTTCCACTCACCGTCCATTGAGTCAAATTGAGAGAACATTTCCTCGAATGCTCTAAAGATGTCATCGTAATTTCTTCTGTTTCCGAACATAATTTTAATTTTTTATTTTTAAATTTATTGTTTATCTTTGTATTGTCAATTTTGATGCCGATGGGATTAAACTGACAACTTGTCATACAAATATATTAATAAACGACAATTTGTCAAATAATTTGGTTAAGAACAAAATTTGATATTACTTTGTAAAAAATAGAAATACTATGAATGATTTAATGGACGACGACGACAAAATGATGAGTAAAAAACAAAAGGCGAACAGCGACAGTTCAACACCTGTGTTGGATAACTTTAGTCGAGATTTGAATAAACTTGCTGAGGAAGGTAAATTGGACCCTGTGATTGGACGTGATAGAGAGATTTTGAGAATTGCACAAATTCTATCTCGAAGAAAAAAGAATAACCCTATTATTATTGGTGAACCTGGTTGTGGTAAGACCGCTTTGGTAGAAGGACTTGCAATCAAAATTGTGAGTGGTGAATGTCCTCGTAATCTTGTTGATAAAAGATTGGTAAACCTTGACCTAACTTCAGTTGTTGCTGGTACAAAATACCGTGGACAATTTGAAGAAAGAATGAAGGTAATTATTGAAGAACTTCAGGCAAACCCTAACATCATCGTATTCATTGATGAAATCCATACTCTTGTTGGTTCGGGTAATTCATCGGGTTCTATGGACGGTTCAAACATTTTTAAACCAGCACTTTCTCGTGGAGAAATCCAAGTAATCGGTGCGACTACATTAGATGAATTCCGTAAGAATATTGAAAAGGACGGGGCTCTTGAACGTAGATTCCAAAAGGTTATTGTTGAACCTTCATCAGTTGCTGAAACAATTCAAATTTTGAAAAACGTTCGTGACAAATATGAATCTTACCATAAGGTATCATATTCTGACGAGGTGATTGAAACTTGTGTTAAGTTGGCTGACCGTTATATTACGGACCGTGAGTTCCCTGATAAAGCTTTTGATATCTTGGATGAGGTTGGAGCTCGTATGCAAACCGAGTTGAAGGTCCCTGAAGCAATCGAAGAATTGAAACGTAAGGCATCTGAAATAAAACAACAAAAGATTGATGTTGTTAAAAAACAGAACTACGAACAAGCGGCACAACTTAGAGATAAGGAGAAAAAATTGTTGGATAAATTGGAACAAGAAAAACGTAAATTCGAAGACGATATGTCAAAAGACAAGCAAGTTGTTGCATTGAACGATGTTTACGATGTAGTTTCAAACATGACCAAAATTCCTGTAAACAAAATGTCTGTTGATGACACCAAAGCTTTGATTAACTTGGATAAACACATTGTTGGTACCGTTATCGGTCAAGACGCTGCTGTTATCAAAGTTGCTAAATCTATCAAAAGAAATAGATTGGGTATCAAAGACCCGAACCGTCCGATTGGTTCATTTGTATTCCTTGGTTCAACAGGTGTTGGTAAAACTCACTTGGCAAAACAATTGGCTAAGGAAATGTTTGGAACTGAAGACGCATTAATCCGTGTGGATATGTCTGAATATCAAGAAAAACACACAGTTTCTAAATTGGTTGGAGCCCCTCCAGGTTATGTTGGATACGAAGAAGGTGGATTGTTGACTGAAAAAGTTAAAAACAAACCTTACTCAGTTATCTTATTTGACGAGGTGGAAAAAGCTCACAAAGATGTGTTCACAGTATTACTTCAAATCTTAGATGACGGTCACGTTACAGATAGTTTAGGTCGTAAGATTAACTTCAAGAATACCTTGATTATCTTGACTTCAAACCTTGGAGTGAAGAAACTACAGGACTTCGGTACAGGAATCGGATTCGGTACAAACTCTTACAGTAACGAAGAAGCTAAGAAGGACATCTTGATGAAAGAAATGAAAAACTTCTTTTCTCCTGAATTTATCAACCGTATCGATGATACAATTGTGTTCAATTCTTTATCTAAAGATGACATCAAAAAGATTACTGATATTGAACTCAAGAAGTTGATGAACCGTCTAACTGAAATGAAGTATAAGATTACTTACGATGAAAGCTTAGTTGACTACATCGCAAAAATCGGATACGACGAATTATATGGAGCAAGACCTATGAAGAGAGCAATTCAAGACAAGGTCGAAGACCTTTTATCTGAAGAGGTTCTTACCGATAAAATTGTGGAGGGTAAATCCTACGTGATTAAGGTTGAGGACGAAACTGTAAAAGTCGTTAAAAAAGGACGATAATAAGAAGGGGGATTATTTCCCCCTTTTTTTGTATTTATAACTATGAGTAATTTTTCGAGATTATTAAACCAATTCAAAGAACAGTTCCCTGACGAATTAAAGTCAAAGGTTGATATTATTGAAAAATTTGTTGTGAGTTATATTAAGAAAAACAACATCACTATCAGGTTCCTGAATTCATGTGGAACTGGTTTTAGTGGAGTTAGAACTAAAGACCAAGTAATCATATGTTCCCCTATGAACATGAGAACGATAGGTGATTTTCTTTATACGATATTTCACGAAATTAGACATGAGCAACAGGTTAGAGATATAAAAATGTTAAATCCACTAACCGATTACGACTTAGATGATTTTGAAAATTTATATAATCAATACTGGGAAATGGAATTGGATGCAGACCAGTTTGCTAAAAATATGATTGCAAAACTAGTAATAAAATTAGACATTCCTATTTGGTTTGCTAAAAGTCAATTCAGTTTATCATATTACATACAACAATATCCGTTAATGTCAAAATCTGTTGAAATGTCTTTGAGGTCAATTATTAATACAATTATGTATATAAAAAAATCGGGTGGAGAATATGAAGATATTCAAGACCACCCGATGGTAAAAATGCATATAGATAGATTAGAAAAATTTATCTAATCAAAATAACAACTGACTGTTTTTATACTTGAATTGCTCAGCTTTTTTGAAGTGTAACTTATAGCCCAAAGATTGAATCATTTTTCTACCCATCTCAATTCCATTAAACACGTCTTCAATTACCACGTATTCATTCTTTGTGTGGTAGTCGTAATATCCAATTGAGAAGTTCACACATGAGAAATCAAACTTACTCCTAAGTGCGTATACATCAGTATATGGGTGAACCATGTATTCCATGTCTTCATTAATCATTCCTTCAGTTAGAACCTCATCAACTTTTGTGAAAAATTCAGAATCCCTATCAAATAAGATTTGACCAAAACATTTTTCTGTAATCATCCAGTTTTCGGGAGCATCGAATTGAATCCCATACCCTACGTTTGTAAAGAATTTGGGGTCAGCAGCTCTTGAGCCATGACAACCAGTTTCTTCGGATACGAAAAAAGCCGCTTTAAGGTTCGGTAATTCTTTGAGTAATGTTAAACACGCAAACACACCACACTTATCGTCTCCACCAATTCCTGTTGGAAAATTTGAGTCGTTGTAAGCTTTCAATGATGGTTTCATTTGACCTTGAGCATTTGGTAACATCATTTCTTTAATATTGATTGTATCAATATTGTGAACAGTGTCTGTGTGTGATATTACACATGGGAAATAGAAATCTTCAGGTAATTCTGATGTTTCTTGTTTTGTAGCATAGACATTCATTTTGTCATCAACATAATGGTCTATTTTGTTTTCAGTTAACCAATCAACCAAAAACTCTACCATTCTTTGTTCTTGATAGGTTTTTGTGGGTACGCTTAAAACTTCTTTTAATAAGGATATATCTTGTGTCATTGCACAAAGATAAGAATAATTTATATTTCATCCAAATTAAATAATGTTGGTTGATATAATAAATTGTAGAAATTATCTTCAGATAACTTAACCTTTTTTTGTTTCAAACCCTTTTGTAAATTTACAACTACTTTCAGGTTAGGAAATTCAAACCCTTCTATTTTGAATCTAGTTTCTTTTTTTGCGTCTTTAGGTAGTACATAATATTTGTCTTGTTTAAATTTCTTGGTGATTCTATCGGTCATCGCAGTAAAATCAGACAAACTTACACCTGAACTATCGGCTCCATCCTCAATCTTTTCAAGAATATCATCCAATTTTCCTGAAACATAACTATTAAAACTACTTCTATCAAATTCCTCACCGTTCATATATTCATAAACGTCCTCATTCCACCCGCCAGGAGTCAAAGTGGATTCAACAATATTACTCAATAATTCTTCTAATGTAAGATGTATTTTATTTTCTTTCAAATACAACATTATAAGGTTTGCTACGGTAGTTTTAAATCCATCACCATATGATGAAAATCCAAGCTGACTCAGATAGTTATCCCACTCTTCATTCACATGTTTTCTAGCACTTCTTCTACCTTCGTAATTTCTTTCAGTTGCAAAATCTTCAATAATATCTTGGGTCTCTTTTTTAAAATTCTTTAAAAGTTTTTCTGATAGTTGACTTCTAAACTTTTCATTATCAAAGTTAACCTTCATTGGTAATATAGCTCTGGATATTTCTGATAATTTTTCTTTGTTTTCGTCATCCAACTCGAAATACAAACCCCACCCATTCTCAAAATCTTCCACAGCCGAATAGTAGTCGAAGAATTCATAATCACTATAAGGCGAATTCAATACACGATAAAACCAATTATCATCATCACCCAATCCCATGGTTGTCAAAAACTCTTCTTCGTTTTTAAAATCTACTGTAATTACACTTTGACCTGGCGTTTTATAATCTTCTCTCATAGTTGAGAACAAACTATCAGCATCCAAAAGTTCATTACCATCAATTTTTCCTTTGACGTAATTCCTAAGTGCAATAAATGTGTCTAATGCCGCCATATGAAATAAATACTTAACACCCTTGGATTATCGGATATTTATACTTACCTTTGTATCAGTTCATTGAAAATATGGGGATGTAATGGTATCGATTGGCGTTGTTGGGGATAAGTGGCACGTAGTCAGAATTCATCTATGACTTAAATCTATGGTGAAAACAAGTAACTGGCAAAACTTTTGCTAAGATGGCTGCTTTAGGTTTAACTAGAGAAGCGTCTGTTGTAGCTGCTTAATTAGTAGAGTACAACCGTTGTCTCGACAGAGTCGGGATGACCTCGGGTCGGTGTACATATAACCTAGGAACAGAAGTATTCACAAAGGTGTGGTTTCTACCTAAAAAGAAACAAGTGGAGGATTAGTTGTGTATAAACCGAACCACTATAAAATAAGGGAATACTCTATTTGTTGATTGAGAACCAATCAAATAAACGTGTAGTCATTTATTGTCAAGATGAGCAAGACGCGGGTTCGACTCCCGCCATCTCCACCAAAAAAACAGGGGAATATTCTCCTGTTTTTTTTTACGTTTGTATTAACTCAAACTTATGGTCTTTTGTCAAAACAATTGCCGTAAAGTTCTCAACCCAATCTCCTGAATTATAATATTTCAAACCTGTAATTTCTTTCATGATTGGAATATGAATGTGTCCACAAATTACTCCGTCACATGATTTTTTCTTACCAAATTGCACCGCGTTTTCCTCAAAATTATTAATATAAGTCCACGCCTTTTTGAAGTTTTCTTTAATTTTTTTTGAAATACTGTAATATGGTAGCTTCCTCCATTCTCGGTATTTGTTATAAATTGTATTCAATCTCAGAGCCAAGTCATAACCCATTGAACCAATCTGAGCCAGTAGTTTAAACTTGGATGTGATAACATCAATTTGGTCACCATGAAATACAAGAAATCTTCTACGTTTGAAAATATCATGTTCAACCCATTCTTCAGTTTCAATAATGTATTCATCAACAAACTCAATGTTTCCAATTTTTATATCAAAAAAATCACGAATATCGTCATCATGGTTCCCACGAACATAAACTACTGGGATATGTCGTGACATATCCAAAATCTTTGTGATAACTTTCGTGTGTTTATTTTTCCATTTGCTTCCACGTCTTAACGCATCAAAATCAATAATATCCCCATTTAATATTAAAAGTTCTGTTTCGATTGAATTCAGAAAATCTAAAATCTTTTGAGGTTTACAATCCTTCATTCCCAAATGAAGGTCTGACATTATAACTGTCTTATATCCAGTAGTTGTGGTCATTCTTGAAAAAGTCAGGATTACGTTTATTAACGTAAGAAAGAAAAGCCATCTTAATCATGTAGATTAACCCTTTCTTTTTAAAACGTCTATCTGTGGTGAATATTTTGTTATGTAGGACTTTAAATTTTTTAGGGGAAATTTTCATACTCAAATGAAAATCTTCAGCAAACTTATCTTCATTATCAAAACCGCCAACTTTATTGAATTCGGACAAATCAAATAACATGAATCCACCAATCGCACAAGGTGCACTCCAAATTGTAACGTCTCTGAAAAATTCAAATACTGGGAATATGAATGAGTATTGACCCCTACATCTGAATCTACATGTTATCAAATGCATTTTATTTTTAACCGCGTAATTAATAACATCATTTATGGTGTTATTCTCAACAAGAAAAATATCTGCATCTAAAAATAAAACATAAGGAGTTTCACACATCAAAGCTCCGTTGTTCCTTGCAACACTCGGAAGACCTCCATCTGTAATAACAATATCTAAATTTTTGTATTTTCCCGAATTAACAATCTCAATAGTATTATCATCAGAACAATCACAGATTATAACTTTAGTTCCATTTATATTATTTTGTTTGTTCAAGTGTTCAAGTGTGATACCAATAAGTTCACTTTCATTTTTTGTGGGGATTACCACACTTACTAAATCTTTGACCATACCTATAAATAGAAAACCCAACCACCATACTCTGTTAAGATATTATTAAATGGTGTAATTTTCATTTTGTTTGACTTTTAATTCAAAATCACTTACTTTTAATCAAAAATACATATTATGAGCATTTTAGTAATTATTGGTTGGATTTTATCCATAGTCACAGGACTCTTTTTAGGTAAGGGCGCGGCTGAAAAAATCATCGGAACACAAGAAATGGTGGGTAACTTTTCCTACATGAAATTAGAAAAATACAGAACTTTGACAGGTGTTGGTGAATTGATTGGAGTAATACTTCTTTTAATTCCATCTACATCATTGTTCGGTGCTATTCTGATTGTATCATTCATGAGTGCAGCATCTGTCCTTCATTTATCTTTGATGGGTGGTGTTAAGACGTACATTCCAATTTTAGTTGGAATTGGTGCACTCCTTGGACATTTTTTAAGAGTTTTCTAATCCAATTATTTAACTAAATGACCCTCACTCTTCAGTGAGGGTTTTTTATTTAAAATCTTTTACTATAATTGTACCATGAGTTTAACAAAAGTATTAATAGCCACTATTGTAATGATTTTAGGACAAATTGGGTCCTTCATGCAATTACAGGGAGCAATAAAATATGGATGGTATGAAAAGTATATGTGGGTTATCCTTCTTTCAAGTGTACCAATCAGTTACCTATATATCGTTGCAGTAAGAATGTATGTAGATGGATTTGGAGGTCAAATTTGGCCGAGTAGATTAATTGGTTTTGCTCTGGGTATAGTTGTATTCACATTTATGTCTATATTCCTATTCAATGAACATATGACAACCAAAACGGCAGTGTGTCTCGCACTTTCATTTTCAATCGTACTTATACAGTTGTTTTGGAAGTAATGGGTATTTATCTATATGAAATTTATGTCCATTCTACTAAAGGAAGGTAGAAAAGAAGATTTAAAGAAAAGATATACAGACAAATTTAAAGATTCTCCTGATAATTTAGATTTTGTTTTAGGTATTTCTGATTTACAAGATTTCAATCACAAATACACAGATTTTGTTTTGAAAAACATAAATCCGAATTCATCTGCAGATGAAATCGAAGAGGTCGTGGAATTAATCAAAGATTTCGACAAGTTTTCTAGTCAGTTTCCGAAAAAAGATATTAACCAATATAATTCTCTGAAAGAACTTAAAATGGTTGTCGGTTGGGCTAGAATAAAACAGAAAGAAAAAGATTTAGAAAATGCTGCAGACAAAATTTATGAGGATGACAAATTCCTTGTAGTAAAACCAAAAACTGAAGAAGCTTCTTGTAAATACGGTGCCAACACAAAATGGTGTGTAACGTCAAAAGGGTCAGGACATTTTGGTAGATATACCGCAGGTCGTCAAGGATTATATTTCATTATTAACAAAGCCAAGTCCACAAATAAAAACTATTCAAAGGTTGCAATCCATTTTGATGATGGAGGTCAAGAAAGATATTGGGATACTCAAGATTCACCAATGAGTCAAAGGGAAATTGATGTGTTTGAATATGCATTTCCTGAAATGATTGAGACAATCAAAAACAATTATAAACAATTTGCTGGCTCAATGGCCGATAGGTTTTTAACTGAAACTTTTAACAGTGTTGGAGAAAACGACAGGGATTATAGAAAGTATTTGAACACAAATTTCAGCTTATCAGTATATGTTAGAGGTTTTCAAAATATACCTGATTTAGGATTTGGTCATTCAGAAGGTATTTTATCTATATTATTAATTTCAGATGAAGAAAATAGATTAATTGATGAATATAAAATGTACATCACATACAAATCTGAAGGAGAAAATAAATTCTCAGCTAGTATAGGATTTGCAGGAACCGATGAAGTATCTGGTGATTATTTCGAAGACCTTGGTCTTGAAAATTCAGGAATTGATGCAACTTACGAATTATCTACAACACCTGCATGGACCGCTGAAAGTGTTAGAAGACATATTGTAAGTTGGGTTTTAGACCACGTTAAAAATAATCCGAAACTCGCCCAACAACTTTTGGGAACCTCGCAAGTTTGGAAACCCGATAGATTTAACTACGGTTATACTTTTGGAAAAAACAAAGGATTAATCAAAAAGTTGGTCGACTACTTAGATGCTGGTACTATAGGAACAAAATTAGATTTTTTAGAATCTCTTGGTAAACTTAAAACAAAAGTTGTTGATGGTAAAAAATTATACTCTCGTTCAGGGGATAATTATGAACTATCTTCTCGATTTAGAGGACAATTTTCATCATTCTTTGCATCAGCAAAATTAGCAGGAATCTTAGGTTATAGGAAAATAGGTAAAGATTATTTTTTAGTGAAAGGTCCAAATTTTGAGGCATTCAAAACAGGACAACTCAAGGCTCTTTAAAATATCGTACGACTCATTTTTTTTTTCAGATAGATTGAGTATCTTTACAATATGAAAGTAATATTTTTAGACCACGATGGTGTGATATGTTTATCAACCGAGTGGGGTGGTAGACATAAAAAGCAAAGAAAAATGGGTAGGAAGCTATCCCAATCAATTGAATCATTACCTGTAGAAGCGAGATTTGATAATTTCAATAAAAAGGCGATTGATGTATTAAATGAAATATTAGAAGAAACTAACGCTGAAATTGTTGTCTCATCTGATTGGAAAAAATGGGCAAGTGTAGAGGAGATGGGTGAATATTATGAGTCACAAGGAATCAAAAAGAAACCCATATCATTCACTAAAAATTTAAGTGAGTGTGATGTACCTCAAAACTTTATATGGTCACGTCAATGGGATTTAGAACAAACTCGTTCATTGGAAATTAAACAATATCTTAAAGATAACTCACAAATTACACATTGGGTTGCGATAGATGACCTCAATATGGGTATACCCCAAACACACGATAGTTGGGGGGAAATAGTAATGGAATGGGGACTAAGAAATTTTGTTCTGACACCAAAAAGTATCGAAGGAATCAAACAGTCTGGAATAAAAGAAAAAATTATAAATTTTTTGAATAATGATTAATATAAATGAAATATTAGAAAAAGAAGGTGGCGTAAGAAAATTCGATGGCGTCGCACCTGAAGGATTCGTACTCGTACATGAAAAAACTTTAGAAGAATTGAAAGATTTTGAGAAATGGAAATCATGGAAACATAATGAAATTTCAATCAAAGAAATGAACAAAAACAATTTTGATAATACTTAAAATTATACTATATTTGTATTAAAGAAGTTAAATCGTTAAGTGTATGTCATCTTCAAATTTAGAGGTAGAACTCGACCCAAACGGGGCTCAGGATTCTCAAGATGAGTGGGATAATTTTGGTGACAATTGCACATTTTAACGTGTGATGGTCATGTTGGTGTAACTGTCTGCAGCAGTGAACGGGTGCTAGCCCCAAGGATTAATATTTCCACCGACCTCTGACCATCTTTTTTTTTAAAAAAATTTTTATGAAAAAATTATTAAGACGTGAACATGGTGAAATCGCAGGAGTTTGTGGTGGAATCGCAGATTATTTGAACATAGACGAAACGATTGTTCGAGTACTTTTTTTAATCGGTATTTTTTTACCTTTACCCACCATTTTAACCTATTTCATACTTTGGATTTGTATACCTAAAGATAAATTGATACCATGAGCAAAATAATAAAAAATCCGACATTATTCGTGGATATAGATGGTACAATAGTAAAGTACCGTAAATTCAATGAATTATCCACAGCTGTGTTAACACCTATCCAAGATGTAATTGATTATGTAAATGAGCATTATAATTCAGGTTCGGTGATAATTATTACTACAGCACGGCCTTCAAGTTATGAGTTGATGACAAAACAAGAACTTGAAAAATTAGGTGTAAAATACCATCAGATTGTTATGGATTGTGGGAGAGGTACAAGAGTAGTTTTAAACGATATGGACCCTGAAAACCCAATTCAACGAGCCGTTGGAATAAACTTTGTTAGAGATGGTGGATTCGAACCAATAGGAGGTATCCCCGACATTAAATCATATGAGTTATAAAGTATCCGCTAAACGACATTTAGGCAAGACCATAAGTTATAGAATCATAAGTACATTACTTGGATTTTTTATTATGTGGTTCGCAACAGGAAGCATTAAAATTGGTGCCGCTTTTGGTGTGGCTGAATTATTGATTAAACCCGCACTATATTATCTACACGAAAGATTCTGGTATAGATATATGAAATTTGGTTTAGTCGAGGTCAAACAAACTAGAAAACCAAAACAGGAAGAGATTACACCAAAAATTGTAGAATCGAAATCTGAAGAACCAAAAATTAAAAGATTAACCTACACCAAATAAACCGACTACAAGTCGGTTTTTTTTATTTCATATCAAGGTATTTATATGTTACATGAGGTCTGATATAAAAAAAATACTCGAGTCGTTCGATAACATTCTAAATGAAAACAAATCATTGGTTAATGAGGCGGCTTTTGAATCTCCAGTAGACAACACATCGGTCAATTCACCTTTTGGTCCGAGATGGGGTAGGCAACATACTGGTGTAGATTTGGCGGCAAATGCTGCTAATGTAAAATCTCCCGCAGATGGGGTTGTTGAAATTGCTGCAATCAAAAATGATGATTGTGGAGGAACAATCACAATTAATCATGCTGACGGATTCAAAACAGGATATTGTCACATGCAAAAGATTAGTGTACAGCCAGGTCAAAGAGTTGCTCAGGGTGATGTAATAGGTATCAGTGGTGGAGGAGCTGGTGATGTTGGCCGTGGTAGAAGTGACGGCAGACACCTTCATTTTACTTTGAGAAAAAATGGTCAATTGGTCAATCCAATGGATTATATAGATAAAGAGGGTATTAACTTAACAGGACCCGTTCCTACATCGACAACATCAGGTACAACCTCAGGTTCAACATCAGGAGCATCTGAAGATGCTTATAATTACGCTAGTTCTGGTCAATCAAATAAAACCCAAAATACTCCACAATATGCGTCAGTGGTTGGAGATGTTAAAAGCTCCCAAGGCCTCAACGAATTGAAAAATATTCCAAAAATGAATAAAGATAAGAATATTGAAAAAATATTAGAATTGTACAAATCCATACTTGAAACATCACGTTTGGATGAAGTGTCATCCGCCAGTGACGAATTGTTTGGTGGTGAAAATGTTAAAATACCAAGTGATGGTGCACACGCTGGACAATCTGGTTGGCAAAGTAGTAATGCTTGGGACATCAAAGCAAATGTAGGAGCTCCTGTATATGCGTTGGCTGATGGTGTTGCTCAAACCTTTTCTGATTACGGAAAAAGTGTTACAAAAACACAAGGTAAAAAACTATATGGACAAAGTTTTACCGTTAAGAGTGACAATGGACTTCCAAGTATATATTATACTCACTTAGAAGGTTCTCCTGTAACCAAGGGTTCTAAAATACAGTGTGGACAGTTTTTAGGTTATATAATGGACTTTCCAGATAGTAGTTATGACCATGTTCATATTGGAGTAGAAAGTGGAAATATAAGACAATTTTTAAATGATGATGGTACCATAAAATGTGCTAAAGGTCAAAAAATTAGTGGTAGTGAAATTGGTAGTAGTCCGTCTAGTGATGATACCAATACTTCATCAAGTGCATCAGAAGACGCATATAAATTTGCAACCTCGAGTCAATCTACTAAAACTTCTGGTCCAAAATATGCGGAAGTCGTTGGTGATATTAAAAGTGTCACAGGACTTTTTGAACAAAGAAATTTTGGTAAAAATATTTCCAACAGATACGGCAGAGTAATCATACCGAAAGACGATAATTCTAAGATTAAGGCACCAATTTCAGGAAAAATAAATAATACAAAATATTTTTCGAGTTGTAACAATCAAGTTACTATAGAAAATAATGACAATGGAACAATTTATCTACAGTTCTGTGGGATATCAAACCCAAGAGTAAGTAACAACCAATTTATCAGTGTTGGAGATGTTTTAGGAAACACTGACACTGATGTTGAGGTGTTGATGTATGATAGTAGATGGAATAGAATTAACATCCCTGACAAAGATTTGAAAATAGATAAAAAAGAAAAAGAAAAAGAGTTAGATGTTGAAAAAAAGAAACAGAGTACTGAACCTGAATATTTTGACCCACTGATGGCAGCGATTCTTGGAGCACCATCAAAATTATTTCAAGATAAATTTGACAAAGAAGGAAATAGGACTGAGAAAAGATTTGGTGGTGTTGCAGACAAACAACCTGTAGACCCATGGGTATTGAACTTTTTGAAAGACCCATTCAAAAGAAAAAAAGTCAACGAAAATATAGAAAAAATTAAAAAGTTATTATAACAAAAAACCCACCGAAAGGTGGGTTTTGTTTTTTGAATAGAAATATAATTATTTTACTTCTACTGCAGGTACTTCAGCCTTTACAGAATCTACAGACACGGCTGCTGAATCTACAAGAACTGAATCTACTGCTACTGCAGTTGAGTCAGAGGTTACTTCAGTTGATTTTCCGTTACCGCAAGATGCTAACGCTAAGATTGCGAAAATTGCTAATACTTTTTTCATTTTTTTTTGTTTTTTTGGTTATGTTTTTTATTAACTTATGAACTATAAATATACTTTAATCTTATGGATTCGTCAAGTTTCCGTATATTTTTTTAACATTTTGTTTGCGGAGAGTATTGGATTCGAACCAATGGGCCAATCACTCGACCACAGTTTAGCAAACTGCTCCTTTAACCACTCAGGCAACTCTCCTTTAATTTATTAATTGTATCAGATAATATGAGAGCTTATAACCAGTAAAGGCTCCCAAAGCTGAAGGTATTGGGAATACAATCAACTTACCTAAATCTGTAACGTATTTAGGACGGTTAACTATCTTACCCATGTAGAAATAATATGTCATGTATCCCAAAATTACCGCAATATCAACCCTTGTTGCAATAAATACAACAATAGTTGCTCCAATAAATCCGAATGTAAAATTATCTCTTACTCCTTCCCAAATTTCCGAAGTAGTCGCATCTTTATACTCCTTGACAATCTTTTTAAATTGTGCTCTTCGACCCTTTTTAATCTTTTGTGTTTCCATGTTGGAGTAGATGGACTCGAACCACCGACCTTTCGCGTATCAGACGAATGCTCTAACCAACTGAGCTATATTCCATTGTGCGGAGGAACAGGGATTCGAACCCCAGATACCTTTTCAAGTATGCCAGTTTTCAAGACTGGTGCAATCAACCGCTCTGCCATTCCTCCATTTTTGTGTGACTAGGGAGAATCGAACTCCCACAGAAAGTGCCACAAACTTTCGCCCTACCATTAGGCCATAGTCACCATGTGTTATCCCCCAAGGATTCGAACCTTGAATAATTGGACCAAAACCAATTGTGTTGCCGTTACACCAGAGGATAGTGTGGGAGCGATAGGACTCGAACCTATGAACTCGAACGAGGGCGGATTTACAGTCCGCTGCAATTGCCACTATGCGACGCTCCCGATTCAGGAAAGGAGAAGATGGTTCAGTGGACAACTCCTTTTATGATTGGCATTACTACGATGATTTCAAACTCCGAAATACCACCTTCATCATCAGGTTACGGTATATCATTCCCCAATCAACCTTAGCACAGGAGGAGAGAATCGAACTCCCGACAACTGGTTTTGGAGACCAGTGCTCTTCCATCTGAGCTACTCCTGCGTACCTTACTTCTTAATTCCAAATTTACTATTCTCCATCAAATCATCCCAATCGTTATACCCCTGTTCTTTGGCAAATATATCATTTTTTTTACGACGATAAACCTCAACCTTTTGTTTATTATCCATATCTTCAGGAGTTTCAAAACCGAGGTCTCTTGCACATTCGTATTTACAGTTCTCGAAACTACCCATTTTTATTTCTATAGGTAAATCAGTTTGAAGTGATTCTATAAATTCTTCAAATTGATTTGCTGCCACGAACGGCATCGTATAAGAACCTTCATCACTTGCATATCCACTTTCATCTTGACGGTCGAATATCTCAACTCTACCCATTCTATATCTTTCACCCATCAAAGAGAATACACCGTATCCTACAGTATGATAACTGTAACGACCTGGATGACTAACTCCTTTTATATCTATACAACCAGGATTTACCTCCATATAGTTTGCAAGTTGTTCCACCAATTCTTCATCTGAAAGTTCCTGACCTTCAGCTCTTCTCCGTATGTTGCTGAGAAACCATCTCAGGTCTTGTCTATTAACTTTCATAATATTTTTTTTGAGGTCAGAGTCGGATTCGAACCGACGAATACTTGTTTTGCAGACAAGCCCCTTAAGCCACTTGGGTATCTGACCATTAGCTTAACGAACCATGTCAAAACTAATCATATTTTCTGACATCAACTCACGAAGTTCGTCCCTTATTTCTTGATAAGCATCGTACTTGTCCTGTGGTAAATCATCAGAAGCATATTTAGTTTTTGCTCTTAATGATTGGTCTAAATCCCAAAGAATAGACCAAAATTTCATTCCTTTAGTTGCCAATTCGAAATCTTGTTGGTCTTCAGGTAGATTGAATTCTAATATCGCTTTCATATTTTATGTTTTTATAGTTTTTACTTTTTTTGTAGCCCCGCACGGACTCGAACCGAAATCTCCACCGTGAAAGGGTGGCGTCCTGACCTTTAGACGACGGGGCCATGAATTACAAATATACCACCAATATTTCAAAGAACAAAAATGTCAAAATAAAAAAACCCCAAACTTTTTTAAGAGTTCGGGGTCTAAAAAATTTAATTTATCTAAATTAAAAAATTATCCTAAATTGACATCCGAACCACATGATAGCATACTCTCGTACCAACAAATCGATTGTTGTGTACTGAAGGACATATGTTCAAATGTAGTTCTCATTGTTCTAATAATTATACCAAAGATAGTGAATATCCTTGAATTGTCAAATATTTTTTTATGTACCCCAAGTCGGACTCGAACCGACACGTCTTACGACACAAGTTCCTAAAACTTGAGTGTCTACCATTCCACCATCGGGGTATTCATCACATCGTACAGGCATTCTACTCCCAGCTACGAGGAATTGTATCTAACTTAGCCCTTCTCCACTGCTGTACGGGTACCTGAGGATATGATTTGTAGTCCCACGTGGACTCGAACCACGAACATCTCATTAGAAGTGAGAAGTTATATCCCTTTAACTATAGGACCAAATAATGTAACGTCTGTACTGTTAAACTGTCTTTTCACTACCTTTGTCGTAGTGTGTCGTTTTCTTCATACTTAGCGTCCGTCCAGTCATTCGTTTCCGAATCGTTACACTGTACCGAGGGCGGGACTCGAACCCGCACGGCCGTTTACTGACCAAGGGATTTTAAGTCCCTCGTGGCTACCATTACACCACCTCGGCAATTGTTATACAAATATAAGAATTTTTAAAACATGGGACAATAAAAAAGATTTTTTTCAGATATTATTCTGTACCAAACTCTTCTTCCCATAATGTATCAACAGTATTTTCTTCTGTGTTATAAGTGTGATTCAAGGTAATTTCCATGGTATGAAAGTTGAATACAAATTCACCATCTGAACCTTCATTAATTTCCCAGCCGCCAAAATTACTTTCTAATTTGTCATAAGCCCAGTCTTCGATTGCACTTGGTACGGAATCATTCGTTTCGTCGAAACTACTTTCTATATATCCCGAATCTCCTGAGCCATTATATCTTAAAGTCAGTACGTCGTTTTCAGGTATTTCTAACTCACTGAGAACACCGTCCTCTTCCCACTGTTCGAATATTTCTTTACCTTCCTCCCCTTCCCAAGTAACAGAATTTCCATCTCCTCTATCATACCAAGACCAATAATGAGTCAACTCAATTTCCTTTTTAGGACAACTAATGCTGATTTCAAATTTTTGCCATATAATATCTTCGACATCGCTAGCGTCAGGACTATACAATCCTTCATCTGATGCGAATTTAATAATCTTTTTTAAAATAGGTATTAATCCTGAAGGTAAATCAGCATTGTAAACGTTGGAAAAGTGTGTTAAATAATTCCAGTTGATATTATTGTAGTTTATCTCCGAGTCATATGTATCCATCTCAAACTCAATTTCTCCATATTCCACTCCAAGAGAACCTAAATAATTACAGGTTCTTCTTAAATATTGTTTTTCTTCTGGTGTTAAAATTTTTTTCATACTAATAAATATCAGTCCTCAAACTCTAATTTGATGGTTTTTAACATCCATTGTGGACGTTGATTTAATGAGATATTGTTAATCCATTCTTTTGCTGACGGAATATAATTATTACAATCTTCCTTTACATGTTGTTCCCCAACATATCTAGTATAAACTGTTTTTCCGTCTGAATTTTTAAACTCAGTTCCAAACCTTTTTTCCATTTCAAAAATCCCTTCACTATGATGTCGAAACATTCTATGTAAAGAATCACCAAACCAAGATTTGGTTTCGTCTAACCATTCATGTAAATGAATGTAATCCTCAGGTTTTCCACCAAATTTTTTAGCAGAAGATTTTGCATGTAAATTAGGATGGGCCATATTATATGATTTTGCTGTTGTCTCTACGAGCTTCTTCCGCTTCACGATAAACTCTAACCCAAGTCAAAAATACATCAACAGGAGCTAAGACCCAACACATCAACAACAAAGCTATTGATTCTAATCCAGGAGAAATACCTAAACCACCCGCCATTACATTTTTATTCCATTTTCTAACGGACATAATTACACAGTAGATAAAACAAATTACATAGTAAGACCAAAATAATTGCATAAATATAAATTTTTGAGCCTCCTGTCGGAATCGAACCAACGACCTACTGATTACAAATCAGTTGCTCTACCAGCTGAGCTAAGGAGGCATTTGTGGGTGTATGCTCATCACATACTCATGGGTTCCCACAACCCGTGGAGCGGAAGACCAGGCTCGAACTGGCCACCCCCGACTTGGAAGGACGGTGCTCTACCAAATGAGCTACTTCCGCGTGGAGTGCAGTGAGAGGTACCGTCCCTGTGGTTACTGCACATTTTATCCACTTTGTGCGGGACGTACGGGACTCGAACCCGTGACCTTCGCCGTGACAGGGCGACATTGTGACCAACTCTACTAACATCCCGTTTGCGTCCTCTCCTGGGTTCGAACCAGGGACCTAATGATTAACAGTCATTCGCTCTAACCAGCTGAGCTAAGAAGACATTTACGTCGGAGAAGCAGGATTCGAACCTACGACCTCTTGGTCCCAAACCAAGCATACTACCTGACTGTACTACTCTCCGAATATTTTACAAAGATAAAAAAAAACCCCGAACTTTCAACGTTCAGGGTTTTAATTTTGGCTTTATTTTTTTTATCCAACATCTGTATCCTCTGAACTAAAGCAAACTCTGCCCCCATCACCATTAGGTGTTGTCGGTAGTGTGTTCGTATTTAAATTCATCGTATTCATAGTATGATATTACAATAAATATGGTTATATGTTGAAAAATAAAGATTAATTACTAAAACCTCTAATATAAACGTCATTAGTTGAATTAAGATTCAATCTCATACCTGTTGAAGGGTATGTTGAATAAACCCTGTATTGACCCGCGGGAATACGATTACCTTGGTAGTTTATAATAGTTGAAGAAAGTACATTATCTGTAGTATAAATCGTATTTGATTTTACGGACGTGCCCACTTTTTCAACCACATTAATTCGTCTTTGTCTTTTGGTGTCATTACTCATTGCGTCAATTGGAATCAAAACGACAACCCAAGAGAATTGGTCGTTGACAGTGTTTTTTGAAATCTTAACGGTTTTGAAATTGAAAGCTTGAATTGGGTTACCATGTTCGTCAGTACCCCCACCTGTTTGAGGAATTTCAGATTCAATAATTTGAGGTAATCGACCATCTGTCCAATGAGGCATATTGATGTAATTTGGAAGATTAAATTTCCAAGCATCTCCATTGACACCGTGAAATCCTAAAAACTTCAACCTACCTGAAATTAAAGATGGAAGTGCGTTTAAATGACCTTTAATCATGGTGTGTTTTGCACGAGGCTCGATAAAAATGTAAGCCTTTAAATTACTTTGAGCACTAATTCGGGCGCTTGGGGTGGATGAATTTGTTGACTGAACTGCGGTTTGTTCTACCGATTCTTTAGGTAGAATGTTTACACCATTAATTTCTTCTTTAGAACAAGAAACTAACAAAACTGACAGAGCAAAGAACGATAGAATTAACTGTTTGATTTTCATATTTGTTTTTTTTTATTTTGGTTTTTTTTTGTGGACCAGCCTGGGCTCGAACCAGGGACCTACTGATTATGAGTCAGGCGCTCTAACCGACTGAGCTACAAGTCCGAATTTAGACAAAGATAAACAAAAAAATTGATTTTGGAAATTTTTTTTAGATATTTATAAACATATGACGACAGACAAAAATACAACGTGTCTTTTGGGAATCAAACAAAAATATGAGAACTCGGTTGATTTGAGATTTGGAAAAACTCGAACCATAAACTATTGCTAAATCTGTAGTATATCTAAGGGGTCAAATCAAATTGACCCCTTTTGTTTTTTAATGAAATAAACTATATTTGTAAAAATTTTATGTAATGGGTAATGTGTTGGTCTTGAATTTCGATTATACTCCTCTGAATGTTACAAGTATTCGTAGAGGTTTTGTGCTTGTTGATAAAGGGAAAGCCGAAATTGTAAAATCTGACGAAAATCCAATCACCTCAGGGTATAATACATATGTTAGACCACTCATTATTAGATTATTGAAATACATCAAACATCACGTAAGAACTTTACGAGTAAGTAGACCAAGGATTTACAAAAGAGATAATTATGAATGTGTTTATTGTGGTTCAAAAAAGGATTTGACCTTAGACCACGTTTTACCCAAATCAAGGGGAGGAGGAAACGATTGGACTAATCTTGTAACATCTTGTTTCAAATGTAATTTAAAGAAAGGGAACAAAACTCCTGATGAAGCAAGAATGTTTATGAAACAAAAACCTTTTGTCCCAACATTAGTTGGTGAAAACCAAAGCGTACAAAAGGTTTGGAATGAATACCAAAAATCATTTGTTTATTAAAAATTAAACTTATACTTATGAATAGTATGTTAAATAAAACCTTAATAATTTTAGTTGTAATTTCTACTTTATTACTTTTATACACAACAGTTATGTTGGGTAATGCCTCTTCAGATTTAAAAAAACAAAAAATAGAGATAGAACAACTAAACAAAGATGTTGATAGTTTGACCATTCTTTCGGATTCCTTATCCGTAGAACTTTTTCCAGCTCAGGTTGAATTGTCAAGATATCAGATAGCGTTTGAACTTTTTGTAAAACGAAATCCTAAAGCCGCGTCACAGTATGGTGACATAATTTCACAAGAAACCGAATAAAAAATAAAATAAAATGCAAGAATCAAATTACACAAATCCAGAACAATCAGGTCAGGTGCAAGACCCTCAAGACCTAGTAAACGCTTCATTAATTTTCGCAAGAGCATTAGGATTAATCCTCAAAGAAGGTGAAGGTATCGTTGTCGACATCAAAGGTGATATTGACTTAGGTGATGACGTTAAAAAAGTTATTGTTTTCCAACATCAAAATCAGGTTCACATATACAAATGTGATGAAGATTTGGAAGAAGGTACTGCCGTAAACATGGACACAAATAAAGGTAGTGATGAAACTACCGTATCAGAGTAAATTTTATTAAATGAGGGTATTAGGTTTTTCAGTAGGGCACGATAAAGGTGCAGTTATTATTGAGGATGGTAAAGTCGTTATTGGTATAACCCAAGAAAGATTATCAAGAATCAAACATGACGGAGCACATCAAGGAGGAATAATTCCTTTTGAATCGATAAATTATTGTCTCAACGCAATAGGAATTACCTATAAGGAAATAGATTATTTTGTCTACAGTACAACCGAGCTTGAAGATAAAACACCTTCGAACTTTTTTAAGAAATACACAGACGTTAGTTATGATAAGTTGTATTTTATTCCACATCATTTAGCTCACGCATATTCAACTTTTTTTAGTTCTGGTTTTGATGATGCTGCGGTCATTGTTGCAGATGCGTCAGGAAGTATATTGAACTATAAAAACAAACTACATCTGTGGTACGACCTTGACCGAAGTGAATTAAATTCGGATGAGGATTGGACAGAAGGAATATCAATTTATCATTTTAAAAAGAATGAATACAAAGAGGTTTACAAAAAATGGATAAAATACCCTGTACCTTTGAATACAGGAGAAAGTACTTCTTTGGGTACGGTTTATTCTCAAGGTTCCCTACAATTAATTTTTGAACCAAATAGTAATACTTGGCCGGCAGGTAAATTAATGGGATTAGCATCATATGCTGATAAAAATATCGTTGATGAAGCTCCGAATTTTGTTGAAGAACTTGAAGATGATATATTCATATCAAACAACACAATTTATCCAAGGGTTACTTGGAGAAGTGACTTTTTCTCAAAAGCTTGTGTTGCAGGAATTTATCAAAGAGAACAAGAAAGAGCCTCTTTGATTTTGGCCAAAATGGCAAAGAAACGTACAGATTCTAAAAATGTTTGTGTTGCTGGTGGTTCTTTTTTAAACTGCAATTCTAACGAACTTATTTTGAACTCAGGATTGTACGAAAATTCATACTTTATCCCACCAAGTGACGACAGTGGAATTCCATTGGGTTGTGCTTGGTTTGCATATCAAAAATTAACCGATATTGAAGAAGTAGAACAATTAAGTCCATATTTGGGTAAAACATACGATAGAAAAGAAGTTATTGAGGCCTTAAACGACTACGTTGGATTAAACTTTACAGAGTACCAAGATTTCAACGAATTATTGAATGAAATGGCATATTGGTTATCCGAAAATAGAGTTATCGGATGGTTTCAAGGTGGTTCAGAAATAGGGCCAAGAGCATTAGGTAATCGTTCAATTTTAGCATCTCCAATTAAATCATGGATGACAGGTCATATAAACTCAGACATAAAGAAAAGAGAGTGGTACAGACCATTTGCACCCGCAGTTATGTTCGAACATCAGTCAGAAATTTTTGAATCTGACGTTTACTCTCCATATATGTTGGTTACTACGACTGTTAGAGAAGAGTGGAGAAATAAAATACCCGCAGTTGTTCATGTTGATAATTCAGCAAGACACCAGTCCGTCACAGAAAATAATAATCAAAAATTTTATTCCTTGATTAAAAAATTCTATGAAAAAACAAACGTTCCTGTTTTGTTGAATACTAGTTTTAATGGACCTAAAGAACCGATTGTTGAAACTCCAAAGGAGGCAATTAACACATTTTTAGAAAACAATTTAGATTTTTTAGTTATCAATAATTTCATCATATCAAGAAATTAATATGAGTTCAATTTATTCTTTCTTTGCTGGCTCTCATAGTGCAACATCCGCTTTAATTGTAGATGGTGAAATAAAATTTGTACTTGAGGAAGAACGGTTAACAAGAATAAAGGCTGGAGACAATTACGAATCATTTCCTAATTTATCGTCTTCGAAAATTGTTGAGTTGTCTGGTTTACAAATCAAAGATGCAGACCATAGAATGATGGTTGAACCTGTACCTGATTTATACGCCGATGAACTTACAAACGGTAAATATGAGAGGGTAAGTCATCACGAATCTCACTGTTATGGTGCGTATTTCACAAGTGGTATGGATGGTAAAGTTATGACAATTTCATATGATGGTGGCGGAGATGAATCAATGATGAAAATTTACCTATGCGAAGACGGTAAAATGACATTATTAAAAAGTATGGATTATTGTACGTTTGGTAGTATCTCACATCTTTGGGGTTTCTCTACTACAGGTATGCTTGGTGTAGATAAAAATGGAGCATCATTTTGGAAAATCTGTAAAGACGAAGGTAAATTGATGGGTATGGCAGCCGACGGATACTACGACGAAAACATTATAAACATGTTGAAAACCCTGATACAATATAAAGATTTAAAATTTTCTCCATCCACAACTGCAGAAAGAACTAAATTTTTCATGGATTCCATGCGTTTTCAAGGAGCGTTTGACACCAAAGAACAACGAGAAGTTTTTTCATATAACTTACAACACTATACTAATGAAATGTTTGTTCAGTTTCTGACTGATTTAAACAAACAATATCCCGAATATAGGAAATTCGCATTTTCAGGTGGACTTTTTGCCAATGTTAAACTTAACCAAAAAATTAACGAGTTAGATTTTGTTGATGAAATTTTTATTTATCCTCCGATGGGTGATGAAGGTTTACCATTAGGGGCTTGTATAAGAAAAGCAGTAGAGTTAGGTGAAATAATAAAACCAAAGAAACTACAAAACGTTTTTTTTGGTATTGGTTATACAAATGAAATAATCGAAATAATGTCAAGGAATTATAATTTTCACAAAGAAATTTATTCACCTGATAAAATTGCAAAAGAAATAGAAGAAGGAGGAATTATTGGGTGGTTTCAAGACAGATTTGAACACGGTCCGAGGGCATTAGGTGCGAGAAGTATTTTAGTAAAACCAACCAAAATAAGTACTCATAAGGTTTTGAATGAAAGGTTAAAAAGATACGAAATCATGCCGTTTGCACCGATTGTAATGGAAGAACATTTTGATGAAATATTTTATCCCTCGAAATCAAAATATTCCGCAGAATTCATGACTGTTTGTTACTCAACAAGAGAATCATGGATAAATAAGATTCCTGCAGTAATTCAAAAATCAGACAAAAGTGCAAGACCTCAGATAGTTGTAAAAGAAAAAAACAAAAAGTTTTGGGAAATACTAAATGCCTATCACAAGATATCAGGTATACCTGTGTTACTTAACACATCATTCAATTCTCACAACGAGCCAATTATTGATTCCCCAAGCCAAGCTTTCAACACATTACAAAAAGGTATTATCGATAAATTAATAATAGGAGATTATGCTTACTACCGTAAATAATGAACAAATAGAGATAAACTTTAACCCAAGCATTTATGTCGATGTTTTGGGTCCTGACCGTTTCTATTATGTTGAGGTTAGAGAATATGTAAAAAATAATCCCGAATCAAAATTTGTTGAGGCGTTTCATTTTAACAGGAATGATAACTTTCTAAAAGATAATAATTTTTATTTCTTTGGTGAATTTTACGGAGATTACGAAATATCCGTTTTCAAATTTGTAAAAAATGTTGGGTTACAAAAAATTTACAATCATAGGTACAACGACTGTGGTGAACTGGTCGAATTCAATTTAGTCACCGACTATATTGAAGATGCCAAAATTTGGGTTAATAATATTAATGAATATCAACAGAAACACGGATGTATTGTTAAAGTGAATTCTAAATTCGACGAAATAAACAATCTTTATAAAACCGATAATGTTTCCACACCTTATAAAACCTATAATATTGGTCGTTTTCCAAAAACTAGTACCGATTTCAAAAGTGTTGGTGAAACAAGAAAACACGGAAATTTATGGTTTGGAAACTGGAAAGTTTTTTGGTCATACCAACACCCAAGAAACTGGAAAGAATTGTCTGCAAAAGAAATTGCTGACGATATTTTGGGATTAAGTTAATTTTTACTATCTTTGTTCAAAATATAATAGATATGAACATCGGACAAGAATTCCAAAATTACTACACAAAACATTTAGGTAAAGGTTCTTTAGACCTATACAATTTTTCAAATCAAATTCAATCGTCAATGACTCCTTATATCCTTGAAGAAAGAGAGATGAGAGCTACTCAGATTGATATCTTTTCAAGATTGATGAGGGATAGAATCATATGGGTTGCAGGACCTGTAGATGATAGAATGTCCACGATTGTACAAGCTCAGTTGATGTTTATGGACAACAGTGACAAAGCGGATATCACAATGCACATCGATAGCCCTGGCGGTAGTGTAAAATCAGGACTTTCTATGGTTGATGTGATGAACTACATCTCCTGTGATATTAGAACGGTCAATACAGGTATGGCGGCATCTATGGGGTCTATTTTACTCGGGGCGGGAACCAAGGGTAAAAGAAGTTCTTTGAGGTTTTCAAGAACTATGTTACACCAATCTTCAGGAGGTGCTGTTGGTAACATTCAAGACGCGGAAATCACTATGAGAGAGTGGACAAAACTGAATGATATTCTTTTCGGTTTACTTGGAGAGTATTGTGATAAAGACCCTGAACAAGTTAAAATTGATGCCAGCAGGGACTTGTGGTTAGATAGTGAACAAGCTTTAGAATACGGAATTATTGACGAGATTGTTAAAACAAAAAAGAAGGGTAAATAACCCTTCTTTTTTTTAGACCTTGGAACACCCCCTTTATTTTTGTTCGTCAGTTTATCACAAAATAGTTTTAATTATTTTGGCGTACTTGAAGATGCAGTTGCCGGAATTAATCCACTTACACTTCCAACCACATCAGTTTTGAGTTTATCAAAAACTCCTGATGCTTTATTATTCATTTTACCAAACAATTCACAGACAATACCACTGATTTGTTTTTCAATGCCTTGTACGAATGCATAATCTTTAACCGCACCTCCCAAAGCATTTCTCAAGAAAGTATATCCTTGACCCTCTAATCCTTGTTGTTTTTGAATCATCATGAATACCGCTTCTGCTAAAGATTCTGCAACTAACTTTGTTAATTCTTCACAACTCTTCAAAGCTTTAGCTAATCTTGTAGGATTCGATGTTATAAAGGAAACTAAGAATTTTCCAAAATAACTATCACCGAGACCAATTGCACCCATTAAGGAATTAACCATCGGTTCTGCAACTGTCTGAAGAATACCACCCAAACTATTTCCAAAAATCTTACCTAAGAAATCCATAAGTTGTTCGTTCAACAAATTTGTTTCTTGTAAGTAATTAATTTCTTCTAAAAGTTTGTAGGCAATTTTTTCTTGTTTTTCCTTTGGTAAAGATTTGAAATTTTTGATGTTGTTTTTTGATTCAACAATCATCATAATTCTACTTTTTACCAAGCCCTCTTCAATCAAAAGTTTTTCTTTTTTTTCTTTCGTTTCTAAAATTGCCTTCCTAATGTTTTTTTCTAACATAATTAAATTACTTTATTCTCCAAATTGAATCGTCTCCGTAAGATGTTGGTCCACCTTCTTTATTTCCTGCTAATATGTCTAAATAATTATCTAATTTGTTTCCTCCACCTGCTACTCCCCACTTACCGTAATGTTCATCTTTACAAGCTTGAACAATTCTTTTCGCTTTGTTAATTGTTGCAGGGTCTATTACAATACTATTTTTTCTTTGGAATGATTTGAAATAATCATCAACATTCTTTCTACAAGCTTGTCTATCAACAGATTGATTATCTAATATATTCGATAAAACACTATCATCTCTTCTACTGATTTGAGATTGTGCATTTGGATTGTAATACATAACTAATCCGTTAGGAAATAAGTCTGCAGGTGCACCTAATTCTTTATCAGTAACTTTAACCATTGTAGATTGCTCAACTCTTGTTGGATTTAATTTATATCCTTTCTTTTCGAATGTTGATACGAATTCTAACTGTTCTTTATTGAAATCTGCTGTAGATGTACCTGGTGTAAAAGTTGTTGATGAACCTTTTGGTCTATATAAAGTTACATTTCCAATAACTTGAGTGTCGTAAACCTTATCCAAGGTTGTTAAATCAACTCCTTCAGCTCTTAACGTTTCTAATCTTTTCCAATTTTTCTTAAGTTCTGTTTGAATTTTAGATTCATTGTCTGCACTTGTTTGAGCCGCAGTTTGTTGTGCCGCCGCAGCTGCCGCGACAACTGTTGCTAATTGTGGACACGCCCATTTTCCTTTACTACTTCCATCTTCAAATTCAAAAGTCATGTCGGGATAAAATCTAACCATCTTACCCGCTTGCTTGGTACTCTCCTTCTTATAAAACATTTTACCTGTAGATTTAGAACGTTTCAACGAACCGTTCTTCAAACAACCTGCAGACATTGCACCTCTTAGTGTTTCTTCTTCTGTCATAGGTTTATTTGCCTGTTCTAGCAAACTTTTATGCATTGAAAGGATTTTATTTTTTTCTGATTCTTCTACTAAAAATTGTTTCATATCTTTAAATTTGATTTGGGTCTACTCCATCAACGTCCTCATCGTCTGAATTGACTGGAGTAGTAGGTGTTTTATTACAAATCTTATCGACTTCAGCATCTGTGAATGAGCTGAATCCTTTTGCTTTAAGAGCCGCTTCAGTTTTAGGACCAAATTTTCCATCTTGTACTAAACCTAAACACCCTTGTACTGTTTTAATTGCTTCCGCTTGACATCCCTTACTGTATGCACCTGAACATGGTCTATATCCACCACCAGTTCCTCCTCCGCCGCCTCCGCCGCCTTTACATTTAGCTTGATTAGGGTCAGATTTGCAATCTTTTTCAATTGTCTCATCTTTTATTGACAATAAACTGTCTTCAACAATATCTCTAAGAGGTCTGTAAATTTGCATCCACTCTGAAGTTGCATCAAAATCATCATCCAACCACTCTAATAAATCACCTTCACTACCATAATCTCTATTGAATCTTGTAACTAGTGCACAGAAGTCAGATGCGGTTTTTAAGGATTTAAAAGCACCATATACCGCTTCTTCATCAGTTCCTACACCTTTCATTGCGTCATATAATTGGTCGGATAAATTTCTAACTTCGGCATCACTAATCCCTCTCTCAAGTTTGTCAATTTTGGTTTTATCACTTACACAATATTGAATAATTTTTTCAACTTTAACTTTGGCGTTGTCTTTATCCATATACCAAATAACTAAAGGAGCTAAAGCTAATGCCGCCGCTCCTCCAATAACTCCAGCTCCTAAAGCCGCAGCTGCGGTTACTCCCAAACTTGGGGCTAATGTGGCCCCAACACCCATCGCAGTGTAAGCACCAGCACCTAACGCAGTTGTTGTTGCAACATTTGCTGCTGCCGCTCCACCCGCAATTGCCGCTGCAGTACCTGCGGTCGCTGCGGTTGCAATTCCTGTTTTTGTTAAAGTATCTTGTTCAGAAATTGTTTCTTTATTTTCATTTAAAGTTTTTGAAGTATCATACTTCATCATCAACTTTGCTCTCTGTAAAGCCTCTTCAGGGCTATATTTTGGATGTACCATTTGAACTAATTTTATTTTATAAATATACGTTAATTACCAAATTTGATTAGCTGCTCCTCTGGTTAGTCCAGTTTCCCATTTCTCACCTGAGAT